CTTCTGGTCCTTGTGGACCTGTTAAATCTGAGGTAGTAAATACTGTGCCATCAGAATAGACAAAAGTGAAAGTACCATCACCGTTATCAATAGTTTGTACAATTCCTCTTCCATCTGTTCCCGCTAGAAGTGTAATACCTTTACAATCTTTACAATTACACATAATTTTTAACATTTACCACCGCAGCCACAGCCACAGTTTACTAAGGTTTGACAATAAGTTCCTGCTGCTGCTATAATAGCATCTGCAGTATCAAAATCTCCACAAGCAAAAGCTGTTTGAATGCCATAGATAAATACATCCATTTGGTCTACTTGTGTTTTATATTTTTTTACATCTTCTGTAGAGCATGCATTAATTAGTTTAATAACTAATTGATCAAAGCAATTGCAAAGATTACAGATAAATAATACATACTCTGTTGGATTAAGATAAACATCAGTCGCTGTTTCCACTGTGTAAACAGGATGATAGATTCCATCTTTTTGATTCCAAGTTGCATCAGAGATAACTGCTCCTTCTAAAGGAGTTGGGTTATTGCTTAAAAGCGTGTATAAATTAGTAGACCCATCTTTAATAGTAAAGGTGCTTAAAGCGCTTGTACCAGTAATAGTTGTGAGTGCTACTGTCTGTGAAATATTCACTGTGTATGTTCCACCGTTGTTATTTCCTGTGCCAGTAATAAGCGCAGTAATCTGTGTTCCAGGTGCTACACCTAATCCAGATAAATATTGACCTACGGTAAATATTCCTGAAATATGAGTTGTATCTGTGAAAGTTGTTCCTGATATAGTACCACTACCTACTGCAGTAGATACTGAGTTTTCAGTAAATGGCAAAATTTCTACTCTCGCAGAAACTACATCTGTTGTGTCAATGTTAGGAGTTCCCCATCCTCCATCGTTACTACCAAAGGTATAAGGGTTAGTAGATTCAGTCAATGTAATCTTGTTACATTTATTACCGAGAGATAAGGATATTTTAGGAACTAAAGCCATTGTTTAATTTTAAGTAAAATTAATAAAAAAATAGTAGCCCACCACGAAGACAGCAAGGTGTGGCGGGCTACTGAGGGTTGGAGAATTACTCGTTAAATGCTGCTGGGCTAAGTCCAAGAGCAGTTACTAGTTCCTTACCAGAAGAAACACCTGCACTTAATGAACCTGTACCTGCAACGTTAAGAAGGTTAAGGTAAATTACTGCATTACCTATACCATTATCTACAGAAACAAGACCTCTGATATCTTCTGTCCAAGCGATATTCAAACAAGAATATTTAGAAGTTAAAGCCGTTGCACCTGTGGTAACATTTGGAATTTTAACATCTTGATCGCGAGCGATAGAAGGCGTAGCCAATTGTTGGTTTTGACCTTCGTATCCGTAAGAAAGATACTCGTCCATTGCAACTTGTTGCCACACACCGTTACCGTTACGTGCTCCTACAGAAGGAGTAACAAGTACAGATGAATCAGAGAAAGTTGCTGTAAATCTATTTGCATAATAATCACGGAAAGTGTTCACATTAAATGGAGCAACAAGACCTGTGATTTTAATACCAAAATCAGCTGTAGCAGCCAAAGCAGCTGTTACATACTCGATAGTAACACCTGTAGCTGTATCACCTGTGTAAGGAGTAGCTAATGTAAGTGCTGTACCTACTACAGAAGTAATTTTGTAAACTGGATCATTAACAGTTGTACCGAAACGAATGAAATCACCAGCAACAAATGTTGTAGGCCCAGCGTTAAGTACTACTCCTCTTGAATTAAGAGTAACATCTGCAGAAGTTGCCGTAGCATCAGTTGCACCTGGCTCGTCACAGATAGCTTCAAATTTCAAGTAATGATTAGCTGGTTCGTCTTTGAAGTTAAGGTATCCATTAGCTACCAACAAAGTTGCAAGTTCTGCTTGAGTACCAGTTGCATCTGTTTGAACTGGACCAGCGAACAAACTCATTGGTTGAGAACGGTTAGCTGCATCGTTATCACGCTTACGGATTTTGATCCAATAGTCAGTGTTGTTTGCTACAGGCAAAGCTCCAGTTGTTCCGTTGTAACCAATGATAGTTACTTGTTGAACTGCAGGTTTGAACGAGTTAATAGTAAACTTGTCTTTACCTACTGTAATAACAGGAGTTTTCATCAATTGTTGTCCAAGACCTTTACCTTGTACAATACGATACTGATCTCCATCTACAAGAGCTCCAAAAGCTGCTGCATCAAGACGACGATTACCTAGGTCAGTAAGTACTACTGCACCTTTTGCTAAATTTGCATCAGTTACTAGTGCCCCAACTGCTGGAAGCGCCGCTGCTGCTTGTGCGTTATCATCTAAGATAACTGAAAACACGTTGTTTGCTTTTCTAAACATTGTTTGTTTATTTTATAATTAATAATCTATTTATTCTAGCTCTTTTAAAGGCTCTATTATTTGCAATTTTTGGTCTTTAGTTCTTTCCATCATTAAGTCTGCAGCCATCTGAACGATTACTAAATGAGTAGACTCATCTAGTTCTGCGTTTCTTTGGTTGGCAGGTGTAGTTCTGTCAACAACTATTGCATCAGGATTCTTTAAATATCTCATATGATACTGAGCTATATTAAAAGTTCCATCTGTAAACAGCTCATGGCGTTTAGCCGTTGCTGGTGCAGCTGGATTAATACCTGATACATTTCTTTTGTACTCCGACCTCCAAACTCTTGCGTCTCCGTAAGATTTGTAAAAAGGTCTTTTATACTTACTCCAATTATATCTTTGCATCTCATTGTGCGCTATTTGCACTACGTATGCATAGATTGGAATATTTGTACCACATTCTATTTTATCAAGAGTACACTCTTCATATATAGTATACATGTGGTCTGTTGGTAAATCAAAGAACTTTCCTACTACATTTGAGTTGACTATTATGCCAGCTTGTGAAGCAGAGGGAGTTAAGGAAGGAGCATCTACTATAAGAGCTCCTAATCCTTGGTCCCTAATTTCTATTTCTTGGAAGCCTTTACCCTTCCTGTTATTCATTTCATCGTAATACTTTTTGATATACAAAACCTCAGCCATTGTAAGTACTGAAGACAATTCAAAGTCTTCATAACCTGGCGATCCAAAACTGTCTGAACGGTCTAGGATGCGCTCTAATTCATCGGCCATTTGGTTTGCAGTCATAATTAATTACGTTTTGCCAATTCAACTTTTGACTTTATTCTAAGCTTTACTTCTTGATTATCTGGGTTAAGTAGGTAGTTTACAACATCTGTAAGTTCACCTAACTCAGCTCCATTGTCAAGAGTATATCTTTTATCACTTTTGCGAATAATTGCTCCAGCTTCAACAGCTTCTTGAACAAAGATACGCTCATTGTATTGTGGATGATTAACGATTTCTAAAAAGTATTCAGGATTGTTATCCACAATTGTTAGTACTTCGTTTTTCAACCAATCTTCGGTAGCAGTAGCAGGAATAGTTCTACCAAGAGATTTAATAAATCCGACGGTATTTTTCTTGTTACTTGTAATCTCAGCAAACTTAACATATGCTTGAGCTTTCAAGTTTGCTTCTTCTAGTTTCTTAACTGTTACCTTACTTTCTTCTACAATCATAAACTCATAACTTGCTTTAAGATCTCTCTCTTCATAAGAAGGTGAGATTAAAGATTTATTCGCTAGTAGAATAAGATACTTTAACATATCGATCGATTGATTAAGGTTTAAAGAAATTCCTTCTTTCGTAAGAATTACTCTACCTCTTCTATCGTTTCTCCAGAAGTTTTCTTCTGCTTTAAGAGTAGGGTTTAAATTTACTCCTAATTCCTTTTCAAAGAACTCTTTTTGTGTCATCCCCATTGGGTGTGACTCCATGTACTTTTGGATTTTAACTCTACGTTGGTCGTCCAAAATTACTTTAACACCGCCTCCTCTATTCTCTGCGTTTAGAGGAACTTGATAACTTCTTTTTACTTTGTTGTATAAGAACGGATCTTTTTTTCTATCCTGTCCTGCTACAAGTAAAGTACTCCATTTCCCTGATGATTCTACTGGTTTTACTGTAACAATTTTGTCAAGTAAAAAACTCCCGTAAACCACTTTTTCTTTTTCTGCTGTCTCCATTTTTGCTGTCTTAATTAATTCTCATTTTTTAAAAATGCCCCCTCGGAGTGATAAGCTCCAAGGGGATACATTTCTATAGTGATTATCTTTCTACTGAAAGACGTAGATCAACTACTTTTGTTGGGTCTTCGATCATCAAACCACCCCACTTCTGGAAGTGAACTGAATAACCGTCTACTGGTGAAGCTACCATTTTAGGTGAACCTTTTCCTGCAGGAGAGAATGGATCTCTCATACCTGGGATATATGCCCAGTTGTAATCAGGAACTCCTTTAGGCTTCACTCGGTAAATACCTGCATTGTCTCCATAATCAAGTGCAAGGATTCGGTGAGATTCTACGATACCTTTTCCATCAGGGTGTCTTTGAGGGAAATAAACATCATCATCAAAGAAATCTACGATTTCAACTTTGATAACAACTCCGTTATACCACTCATAAACATTCCACTGTGGTTCCATTAGACCTTTAGTGTTTCCACCTCCAAGGTTTCCAGGATTAGTGTTAGACATCAAGAACTTATCAGAAATTACTGTGAATTTACCTGTTCCTGATTTAGCTTGGATTTGCTTAGAGATTTCGATAGCACCAAATTCACCTGTCAACAAGTGGATAACACGCTTACCTCTTTCGATCTTACCAACACCCATATCCAACAACAATTCCAAATGCCAGTCAAGGTCATAAGTATTGTAGTAGTGTACGTTTGAAGGAGCGATTTGCTCAAAGAAACCTGAACCTGATTCGATAGCATATTTCGTCTTATCGTCTTTGTTCAAGTACTTGTGATCTGCTGTCCAGTTTTTCTTACCATACAACAACATACGAGCAAACATTTCTTCACACTGATGATGAGCAACAAGGTCTTGGTAGTTAATCCAGATAGACTCTTGCTGTCCTTTATAGTTAAATCCAAACTCCAATGGTTCGTTTTTACCTTTATTGATAGTATTACCTGCTACTTCATATTCCATTCTCATTGTACAAGGACGGTTTTCCATTCTCCAAGGAGAAGTGAAATAAGGCTTAGTACCTTGATAAGAAAGTGTGGAAGGAGACAAAGCATAGAACTTAGACCAACGACCACCAATGATCAATTCATCAGAAGGCATTGACAAAGTGCTAGAACTTGTTACCAATTCTACTTCATATTTGTAACGAGAACCTGCATCCATAGCTTTCTTAACCAATAGATGATAGTCATCAACATCACCACGAATAACGTCAGTTTCGTTGAAAAGAGGTTCGTCGTAAATCATATACCAACGTTCACCGTTAGCACCAACTTGTGCAGGGAAGTTACCAGCAGAAATAGTCAATCCTCCGATAGTCTCAGCGTCTACCAAAGCGATATTCTTATCATGCTGTCCTTGTAGCATCCAATTATAGAATCCATTCTCTTGTTCCACCTCTTTTACAGGGAAACGATCAACGAATTCACGAAGTTTACCTTGTAGATTTGTTTTGTAAATCTCACGAATTACATTAGAAATCAATTGAGGTTTTTGTTGATACAAAGCGTGAAAATGGTTGTCTGTTACCAAACCATTATAATCTACTGCTTCATACTTTTGTAATGGAAGTAATTGAGCCATTGTTTGTTTTTATTTTTATTGTTAAACGAATTTGTTTTTATTTATTTATTAAAACCTGCTTTTTCAAGTAGGTTTATAATTCCTTTTCCTTTTTCAGACATTTCTACTGAAGTATTACGTCCAACTCCTCTTTGGTCTTCTGTTGCAATAACTTTATCAAGCTCATTTACAGCTTGTGTTTTTGCTACATTTTTAATTTTAGAAATATCAGGTTTAAATTTACCTTCTTTATCTAAATTAAACATTCCAATAGAATCGTAATAGTTTATTAGCATTTCAAACTCTACAGGGTTTCTCAACTGCTTATACATTAAACTATTATACTCTCGTCCTTGACTATCTTTATGAACAACATTCATTATGTTGCTTTTAATTTTGTCTTTGGACACTTTGTTTAATTGTAATCCGTCAATGAATGAATCACGACTATCAATATTATCAATCAAACTTTTAAACTTAGCTTCTTCATCTGCAATTTGTTGTTTTGTTTTCTCTTCTTTTGCAAGACGAGATTTTTCAACAATACTATTAGTAGCTTCTTTTAAATTAGGTAAAGACTTTAAAGACTTTTCCTCTAATTTATTAATTGCTTCTGCGTCAGCTATAGCTTCCATTGCATCTTCGTTTGAAAAACCTTTACTAATCAAATCATTATAGTAAAGTTGTTTCTGAAGATTAACATCTGCTTTTATTGTTTCATCTGAAAGACTATTTAAGTACTCTAACCTTTGTGCCATTTGAATAGCAGCGTCAGTATCATCAAAAGCATCTTCGATTTCTAAGAATCTTTTTTTGGCTCCAGTCATTGACTTTTTCCAATTTTCTTCTTTATCTTTTAATTTACCATCTACTGTTTTTTCCATTAATGCTTTAATGGAATCAAATGTACCAGGCATTTCCTCTAATTCTTCTACTTGTTCTACAGTTAATACTCCTGCATTAACAAGCTCTTTCATTAAAGCTTTATATTTCAAATCTGACGAATTCTCGCTTGAATCCGTTGTTTTATTAGCAGTAGTGTCAATTGTTTTATCAATTGGTTCTTCTGCGTTTGTTTGTGAAATTACAGGTTCAATTGTAAAATCATCATTTTCTGTTTTATCTTCAGGGTTCTCCGTCCCTGTTGAAGTTTGTACAGCAGCGTTTAATTCTGCTGGTGTCATAATTTGAATTCCTTCAAATAGACTTTCATTTTCTGTACTCATATTTTGCTGTCGTTATTAGTTACAATATTAAAAACTTTTTAACATATAGTATTATTTTTTTTTATAATAGTTACTATATGGCTTTATTTAGTTCCTGTTGGTTTATTAGCTGCTTTTTTCTTAATTTCCTCATTAGCTTTATTAGCTCTTTGAGTTTCTCTTAATTTTTCTTCTGCTAATCTTATTTGTTCATTTTTATAATTTTCATCGACATCTACTCTTCTTAAATCAAGAGTATCATCAATTCCATTTTTATCTGTATCAACACGTTCTCCGTCAATCGCATGACGTACATTAGTGTTCATTTCTTTCATGCCTGCTATAGTAAGATCTGCTTGAATTTTTTCACGTTGAACAGCAATTTTATCATCATGTTCTTTAACTTTAAATTCAAGTTCTTGTTGTTTAACAGCATTAGCTTCTTGAGCCATTTGTTGATCTTGTTGCATTTTTTGTTGTTGCATTTTTTCTTGCTCTTCTTTAATTCTTTTAGCAGAATTTTCTAATCGTTTAGCAAGTTCTTGTGTAGATTCAGAATTAGATAAAGCAATAACATCTGCAAATGTAGCTTGACCATTTTGTATAGCAGGTTGAATCAATGCTTGTAGATTTCTGTATAGTTCCTGATCATTAGAAGAATTAGATACATGTAAATCAAAATCAGTATTACAGAACTCATCAAAATTAGAGACAAGTTCTTGTTCCATATCATCTAAAAGGAATTGTCCTTTTTTAGGATTTGCTTTATATGCATATTTACAGCATTCAAGGAATTTAGTAAGAACTCGTTTACGGAAGTTGTTATCAATAGCAAACCATTTTTCAGTAATGTGAGATGTTTGAGCAACTTCTCTTTCTACATTTCCTACTGCTTCTCTATTTTGTATTTGTCCTTCTCTTGCTCCAGTAACACCTGCAATTTTTCCTAACTTGTCTTCAATGTCTAACATTAAGTTAGTGTACATCGCAATCTCATTAGGGTCTCCTACTTGAACATTAGTAGCAGTAAGTGTATTGAAAGCTCCTGCAGATTTACCTTGAGAAGGTCCTTTTAAGATTTCATTAGTTGGGTCTAACCATGCAAACTTATTAATTGTTACATACCTCATCCACTCTTTCGGGTCCCAACCTGATGGTACAAGAGAAGAATTTAATGCAGTAAACGATCCTTTATAAGTAGCTATGGCAAGTTCACGTTTGTAGTACGCGATATCATAAGAGAAAGCTAATGGTTTCATTATATCCATTAAAGACTGTACTTTATAATCATTAGTACTGTTTACGCTTCCTACATACGGAGGTGTTCCTTTTGATTTATTAACAATTGATTTAGAAGCATAAGGAACAGGTCTCATATTAGTATAAATATGATCAGCAATTTTATCTGCTTCCATCCATTCATTTACCCAAATCCATTTAACAGATTCACCTAATTCTTTATTAGGTTTATAATCTTCAGGAACATAATCTTTTTGTTGAGAACCATCATAAGGATCAAAATATGTTCTTTCACCAATCTTTCTGCGAGATCTCCAACATACTTTAAGAACTCGAACATTACCGTAAGTATCAAAAGCTCCCGCAAAAGTTCTTGTTCCCATTTCGTTAGGATGGAATATTGATAATGCTCCTTGCTCTCCGTAATAATCATAAACAGAAATATCTCTGTTTAGACCTATACCTCCACCACCAGCAGAAGCATCGGATTTACCACTTTCCAAAAATTCAATATCGTCTTCGCTAAGTTTATCCCAATAATCATCAATTACTTGACCTATGGATTTATAACCATATTCTACAATAATATCAGCGTCTTCAATATACATTGAGTTTCCACCCATTGTATAAAGATTCATTGGGTTTACTCTTCGCATTACTGGATTACCACCAAGTACTCCACAATACATAATTTCTTCACCTCCTGTAAGAAGATCTTCAAAAGTTTTAAGAAAGATAAAATCAAAATCACCTTCTTTGTATTCTTTCTTTAAAATTTTATTGGCTGTTATTTCAGCAACATCTTGGAATTGTCGTTGCTCTTGTTCTAATTGTTGAAGTCTTTTTTGTATTTCTTCTGGACTAATAGAAGTAGATTTAATAACATCTGTTAATTCAGCTTTAATTTGTTCCATTAATTGAGACTCTTTTCTCCCAATACCATCAGAATCATTAGCTGAAATATATGCTTTAAATTCTTTTTTACGTTTAGAATATTCTCCTAAAAGGAGATTTATTTTACTATTCTCAATTCCTATATGTTGAAAAGATGCAGGAAGAGATTCAAGATCAAGATTATCAGGATTGATATATTTCTCAAAATCTTTAACATTAATAATGTTAGCTCTAAGATTATAATTAGTTTTTTTATTCTTAAAGTTAGATCTAAGATTGACATCAGAAGTTAAAAGATGTTCTGCAAAGTCTACGTTTTTTTTAAACCACGCATCGTCTTTTTTACTGTCAGATATTTTCTGTCTTGGGAAACTAATATATCCCTGCATTTTAATCGGAGAGCTTTGAGCCATAGTAATTATTTATTTAAGATACAAATCTATGAATAAAAAATTGAAGTATCTACAGTTGTTGTAGGTTTTTTAATTACCCCCATTTGTTTCCAATAATCATGTTCCATAAATCCTTTCACTTCTTCTACTTGTTTTTTCTGTTCTTTAAACATTGTACTATCTAGCCACATTAACATACCTAAAGAAGAAACACGGTCAAAGTTACCATCAGGATTCCACATAATTAATTCTGTTAACATTGCAGGAGAATAAATTGTTTCATAAACTCTTGTTTCAGATCTCTCTGATATTTTTTCTTGTAACCAAGATTTAATCATATTTCTTGCTTCAGCGTTAACCATTCCTGAAGCGTTAATTCCTTTAGCTGTATTCGTACCTGCTTTATAAGTATCAGCACTCCTTAATTGATAAGGTGTGTCAGCTAATAAATAAGTACATTTATGTGTATCGAAATAAGTATATAAACCAATAAGGTTCTTTTCATACATTCCTATAGCATTATAATACAAAAGCATTTTTCTACATATTTCATAGAAATCTTTTGCTTCATTTGTTCTACCTGTATATTCAGCTACTATCTGTCGAGTATATCTATTCATAACTACTATTGACGGTAAGGAATCAGTAGTTGATTTATCTTTATCAACAACGTCCATTCCTGCAATATACATTCCTCTAGGTACTACACCTTGATCATTTTTTTGAGGTTTAACCCATATTTCTACACAACCTTTCTTTTCATCATTTCTACTTAAAGGGAATTTGCGAATAGGTTGAGCATCTTGTTGAGTAATAAATTCTACCTCGTTATCTTTTGTAAACGATAAATGTCCTTTAAAAGATGCTTCTGTATATTTAAAATATTTACCTCCTTCAACTTCAGCTAATTGTTCTTTCAATTGTAGGATAGGAAAGAATGATCCTTCAAGTACTAAGAATGCTTCACTAGGAACCATCGGTCCGTTAATTATTTCTGTTTGATAAACAGTAGGATCAGAAGATTTCTTAGCTGCGGCTCTCTTATTTTCAATATAGAGTCTAGCTAACTCATCATCTGTAATTTTGTTAGGACCTTTCTTAAACTCGTTAAGTGTTTTAGAATAAGGAACAAAATAACCAATCTTTCCTCGATGCTCGAAAATATCTTCAAATTCTACACAGTTATAATCTTGTGGATTCCTAAAGATTGTTTCAGCGTATAACGCTGCTCTACCTGATACAAGACCACCTGTACCTAATGCCCATATAACAAGATTCTTCTTTTCCTTTGATGCTTGTAGTGCTTCAATAGAACCCCAGGCTTCTTTAATATTATACATGAAACCACACTCATCAAGAATACATAAGTTTGCACGAGTACCATTGGCAGCAAAAGGATTATCTTTAAATGTACGGTGACGCATTACAGAACCTGTCATAGTAGTAGCATCTTTATTCGGATGCAAAGAACCTGTCCAAGTAATAGCAAAAGGAGAAGGATAAATATCTCCATTAAGATCAAAGGAACCAGGAAGAAGTTCAATTGCTGTCTTGACCTTCTTCATTAATGGTTCCGTAAATTTTGTATCAATTGCTCCGATGATAGTATCGGAAG